TCGGCCGAGACATCGTGGCCAAGGCCGTCGAGCGCGAGCTGATCCCCGACGCGGGGGCAGCGCTCCTCATGGGCGTGGACGTGGCGCGCTTCGGTGACGACGAGAGCGTGATCCGGTTCCGACAAGGTCGTGATGCCCGCACGATCCCACCGTTTAAGTACCGAGGCCTAGACACCATGGAGCTGTCCAACGAGTGCGTGGGTCTGATCGAGAAGTACCAGCCCGCAGCCGTCTTCGTCGACGGTGGCGGTGTGGGCGGTGGCGTGGTCGACCGATTGAAGCAGCTGGGCTACCGGGTCATCGAGGTGCAGTCGGGCGAGAAGGCCTACGACGACGACAAGTATCTCAACAAGCGCGCCGAGATGTGGGGCGAGATGCGCGAGTGGCTCTCGGTCGGTTGCCTGTACAATGACGATGCGCTCATTGACGACTTGACCGGACCCGAGTACAGTGTCACCCTGAAAGGGCAGATTAAGCTCGAGACGAAGGACGCAATGAAGCGCCGAGGGCTAGCCTCACCGGACGACGGTGACGCCCTGGCGCTGACCTTCTCCGAGAAGGTTGCCCGTACCGACTCGTCCTTGATGCGTGGCCGCTCGCGGCTCTCCGGTAAGACGGCGCAGATGGACTACGATGTATTCTCAACCTGATGGAGGTTACTATGGCTTGTGGTTACAAAAAGGGCAAAGGCGGCAAAGGCGGCGGGGGTAAAGGCAAATGAGCGGCATCTTCAGTAAGCCCTCGATGCCAGCGCCACCTCCGGCGCCACCAGCACCTCCCACTGTGGCAACGCCCCAAGTGCAGGCTGCGGCTGATGCTCAACGCATGAAGGCGCGTGCTGCGTCGGGCCGTGCGGCCACGATGCTGACTCCAGCAGGTGAGGAAGAGAAGCCCACTGTTGGCACACGTAAGCTCTTAGGAGGCTGACATGAGTGCGATCTTTGGAAGAGGTCAAGCCAACCCAATCGTTAAAGCCGTTACGGAAAACGTACCTAAAGCTGAGACTGCCCCTACACCCGAGCCTACGGCATCCGCAGGCCTAGGTGCTGCCCCATTGCAGCAGCAGCCTACAAGCCGAATCACTAACCGCGCCTCGACCATGCTGTCGAACCGCCGCGCTGGTGATGTACCCGTCGGCACTAAGAGACTGCTCGGACAATGAGAACCGAGAACCGTTGGCGCGAGCAGTATCTCAACACAGGCTCGTATGAGCACGAGATCGCTCGCGGCAACGTCCGTGGTGCCTACCCTTACGCCGCTTACGGTAAGCTGACCACAAGCGGTGCTGTCACTGGTGTACTGATACGTGACCAAGACGGCACCGCGCTGCAGGTGCCCCAAGGCGTGCAGCTGTCCATCGTGAGCACCAGCGCCAACGACACAGCGGATGGTACAGGTGTTCGCACCGTGGTGGTTGAGTACCTCAACGGCGACCTTGACTACTCGTTTGAAGTGGTCGCGCTCAACGGCACCACGCCTGTTACGACTCTGGCCACCGACGTGCGCTGGGTGCAGGCGGTGCACGCTGCCACTGTTGGCTCGGGCACCAACGCTGCTGGTGACATCACCGTCGCCAACGGTGGTGCGACCTACTTGAAGATGATGACCGGTGAGCGCACGACGCACAACTCGTTTACTCGTGTACCGCGTCAACGCAGGCTGTTCGTCACTGAGTTGTATGCTGGCTCGAGTAGCGGCAGCGCAGCCTCAAAGGTTTTGATCGAGGGCGTCAGCACGCAGATTAACGGCTTAGACCAGTCTGAGACAGGCCTGTACTACAAGGTCGCGGGCATCGCGCTGCAAGACAGCTCGACCACCCTGAGCCTGACCGCGCCGCTGCCGGTCAACGCTGGACAGATTTTTGGATTCGTGGCCACCGGCGACAAAGGTGCGACAATCACGGCTGGATATTTGGGCTGGATCGAGTGATCCGCGAAAGGCTAAATCATGGCGTATATTGAAGAACTGTGCGTGATGCACAAACACCTCAAAGGTTCCCGAGGTAACTGGGAAACTCACTGGGAAGAGATTGCTGAGCGCATCCTGCCGCGTCAAATCGGCTTCTTGGGTGATCGCCCTGACGGCGAGAAGAAAACCCAGAAGGTCTTTGACTCCAAGCCCATGCTTGCCCTTGATCGCTTTGCTGCGGTCATGGACTCGATGCTGACCCCGCGTCAGCAGAAGTGGCACAACCTGCGCACAACCAACGAGGCGCTCAACCGCGACTTCGAGGTGCAGGACTGGTTCTACCAAGTCAACAACATCTTGTATGCGGCGCGCTACAGCCCCAAGGCGAACTTTGCTGGCCAGAACTACGAGCGCTTCGTGTCGGTCGGTGCCTTCGGTACCGGCGTGCTGTTCATCGACTTCGAGCCAGGTCAAGGCTTTCGCTACCGCTGCTGTAACCTACGCGACATCTACTTGCTGGAGAACCATCAAGGCGTCATCGACTCGGTGTTCCGCGAGTTCAAGTACACCGCCCGTCAGGCTGCACAGCGCTGGGGCGAGTCCATGCTGCCCGAGAAGATCAAGAAGGCACTGGACGACCCACGTCGCCAGAACGACAAGTTCGAGTTCCTGCATGTGGTCAAGCCCCGCGAAGACTACGACCCACGTCGTGCCGATGCTCGCGGCAAACCCTTTGCGTCTTACTACATCGAGCTTGAGAGCAAGCAGCTCGTGACGCCCGAGGGTGGCTTCAACTCCTTCCCCTACAGCATCAGCCGCTACGTCACAGCACCCGACGAGGTCTATGGTCGTTCGCCTGCGATGATGGCGCTGCCCGACATCAAGATGCTCAACGAGATGGCCAAGACCGACATCCGTGCGGTGCACAAGCTGGTCGATCCACCGATCCTGCTGCACGATGACGGCGTGCTCGGTGGCGGCGCCATGACCGTGAACATGCGCCCAGGTGGTTTGAACGTCGGTGGTGTTAACCGCGACGGCCGCGCCCTGATGCAGCCATTTAGCACTGGTGCTCGAGTCGACATCGCTGAGGCCAAGATGGACCAGCGACGCATGGCCATCGACGACGCGTTCCTCGTGACCCTGTTCCAAATCCTTGTGGAAACACCACGCATGACCGCCACCGAGGCGCTCATCCGTGCACAGGAGAAGGGCATGCTGTTGACCCCGACAATGGGTCGCCAGCAGTCCGAGGCACTCGGCCCGCTCATCGAGCGCGAGATCGACCTGCTGATGTTCCACGACATGCTGCCCCCAATGCCTGAGATTCTGATCGAGGCCGGTGGCGAGTATGAGATCGTGTACGACTCACCCATGAGCCGCATGCAGCGTGCTGAAGAGCTGGTCGGCGTGCAGCGCACCATGGAGCTGCTCACACCGTTTGCCAACATTGCTGGCCCACAGGTGTTCGACGTCATCGATCCTGATGCCTTGGCCCGCCTGACCGCTGAGGTGTCTGGTGTGCCCACACCGGTGCTGCGCAGCCCGCAGGCTGTTGCTCAGATGCGACAGCAGCGCGCCCAGCAGGAGCAGGATGCCATGATGATGCAGGCCGCTCAACCGCTGGCCGGCGCTGTCAAAGACGTGGCACAGGCTCAGGCCTTGCTGCAAGGAGGCTAAATGAATTTCAATCCGTTTTTGCGCTATCGCCAAGCAGCTTACCGCAAGACATTTGAGAATCCAGAAGGTCGCAAAGTCCTCGCTGATTTGCGGCGTTTCTGTCGCGCCACACAGCCGACTGCGGATGTCAACAATGTCAACGCGACTTTTTTACTTGAAGGGCGGCGTGAGGTATACTTGAGAATATTATCTCACCTCCACCTGACTGAAGAAGATGTTGTTCAACTTGTGGAGGATTACGCAAAGGACTGAAATGCCGTATGCTGATCCCGAAGTCAGAAAGCAAAAAGACAAAGAACGCAAAAGTCGTCCCGAGGTCATGGAAAGAAATCGGGAACTGTATCGAAAAAGATACGCCGAAAACAAAAACGGATTGGCTGACAAAGTCAAGACTGTTCATCACTCCAGATGGGCAGATCCGGCATATCGTGAGCAAAGAAAACAACAATATTACAAAAGATGGGAAAAAGATTGGGTGGGTCAAAAACTTGTCCAACTGAAAGCGGCGGCAAGAAAAAAAGGGTTGGATTTCTCATTAACCCGTGAAGATTTAGTTTTTCCTGAAAGATGTCCGGTTTTTGGAATGGTGCTTGTAAAGCACAGAGACAGTCAGGGAAACAATAGCGCGTCAGTTGATCGCATCGATAATTCAAAAGGTTATGTTGCGGGCAACGTCGTAGTGGTTAGTTTAAAAGCTAACGCCATGAAAAGAGAAGCGTCATTAGACGAGTTGCGACGCCTTGTCGCGTTTTACGAAGGTCTTGAAAGGACTAACAATGAGTGAAGCTACTGCCGCCCTGTCGGGCGATAACGGTGGCACCGACGCCGGTGCTACAGGTGCCGGTTCCGCTGCTGCTCCCGCAGCGTGGAATGCTGGTTTCGATCCAGATACCAGTGCGTATGTGACGTCAAAAGGATGGCAATCCCCTGCCGACCTCCTGACCAGCTACCGCAACTTGGAAAAGTTTGCAGGCGGGTCCAAGAACCTTCTCGAGCTACCTGGCGTCGACGCTGACCCCAGCGCATGGGACGCGGTCTACAACAAGCTCGGTCGACCCGAGTCGCCTGACAAGTACGGCTTGGAAGTACCGCAAGGTGGCGACCCTGAACTGGTCAACTGGTTCAGCAACACCGCTCACAAGCTCGGTTTGACTGACAAACAGGCCAAAGCACTCTACACCGAGTGGAACGGCATGACTGGCAGCATGCAAGAGCAGATGGCTCAGCAAATGGCTCAGCAGTCTGAAAAGGCCATCAACGATCTCAAGACTGAGTGGGGTCAAGGCTTTGACAAGATGATCGATTCTGGCAAGCGTGCCGTGCGTGCGCTGGGCTTGGACGAAGGCAAACTGTCTGAGTACGAGGCTAAGCTCGGCACCGGCGAGATGCTCAAGCTCTTTGCCACCCTGGGTCAGAAGATGGGCGAGGACAGCTTTGAGGGCGGTGAGCGCTCTGGCTCCGGCACCTTTGGTCTGACACCCGCACTGGCCAAGCAGCAGATTGCCGACCTGAAGATGGACAAGTCGTTCATGAACGAATACATCAACGGCAACCCTGACGCTGTGAACAAGATGAAGCGACTGATGGAGGCCGCACATGGATAAAGCAGAAGTACGACTGAGAATCGTCGAGGTTCTGGTCCCCCAAGCAACTCGGGTTGGTATCGAACAACCCGAATACCTGATTAAGGCTTGCACACAATTGGAAAAATATGTGCTAGACTTAAAAGAAGACGAGAGTCAACCGGACTCGTCGCCCGCGAAGAAAACGAACCGGCCCGCAAGGGGAACCGGCAACGCTCCTAGCGGTTCCTCAGACCCCACTCATGGTGGATAAGTCGAATCAATCGCCCGGTATTTTGGTTCCTCTTAGGAGTTCATCATGAGTTTTCAAGTTTCTACTGCCTTTGTGCAGCAGTACACGACCAATGTGTCGTTGCTGTTGCAACAGCGCGGCTCTAAGCTGCGTGACTACGTAACCGTCGGTTCTTACACCGGCAAAGCCGCCAAGGCTGTTGAGCAAATCGGTGCAGTGACTGCACAGGTTCGCAACACCCGCCACGGCGACACACCTCTGATCAGCACACCTCACGACGCTCGCTGGGTATTCCCCACCGACTTCGAGTGGGCCGATCTGATCGACGACCAAGACAAGCTGCGCATGCTGATCGATCCGACCAGCCCCTACGCTGTGAACGGTGCTTACGCACTGGGTCGTGCCATGGACGACTTGATCGTCAGCGCCGCTTTGGGTACAGCAAAGACTGGTGAGAACGGTTCCGACAACACTGCGTTCGCTACTGCGACTCAGCAAGTTGGCGTTGGTTCTACACCTTCCGGCTTGACCATTGCCAAGCTGCGCAACGCCAAGCGCATCCTGATGGCCAACGAAGTTGACACTGCTGTTGACCCCTTGTTCATCGCCGTAACTGCTCGCCAGTTGGACGATCTGCTCGGTACAACCGAAGTGACTAGCTCTGACTTCAACACCGTTAAGGCGTTGGTTCAGGGTGACGTTGACACCTTCATGGGCTTCAAGTTCATCCACATTGAGCGTCTGGGTCTTGTGCCTTCGACCACTCATCGTCGCGTGATCGCTTGGGCCAAGTCCGGTCTGCACCTTGGTATGTGGAACGATCTGAACACTCGCATCGACGAGCGTAACGATAAGTCCTACTCCACTCAGGTGTACGTCAAGGGCACTTTCGGTGCTACACGTACTGAAGAGAAGAAGGTCGTCGAGATTCTCTGTAACGAGCCTGCTTAAGGAGTTGAATCATGGCTACAACCTTCGCAACTGAAATTGCCAACATCGACGCTATCCCCTCGATCAACGCCAACGGCGGTGTTCAAGGTGGTCGTCTCCGTCGCTTCCGCGCCACCGTGCCCTACGCCGGTCAGGCTGCTGGTGACGACGTGGTGTTGGCCCGTGTGCCTGCTGGCTACACTTTCGCTTACGGTGTTCTGACTGCATCGGCCACTGCCGGTTCGTCTGCCACTTTGGCGATCGGTGTTGCTGGTGCAACTGGCAAGTACCGCACTGCTGCTACATTCACTGCTGCAAACACGCCTACCGTTTTCGGTAACGCTGCTGCTGTGGGTGAATCTGCTCCTGCTGCTGTCACCGAAGTGAAGTTGACCATCGCTGAGGCTGCATTGCCCACCAGCGCCAACTACGCTATCGTTGACCTGTACTTCTCTGCACCTTAAACCCAGGGGGCTTCGGCCCCCTGCTTTCCTTCAAGGAGATAGCCCATGCCTAGCGTAGTCGACGTGTGCAACCGCGCCTTAGACAAGCTCGGTCATGGGCCAATCACCAGCCTTGAAGACGGCACCAAAGCTGCCAACCTGTGCATCCGCAACTGGCCCTTGGTCCGTGACCAAGTGTTGCGCGATCACCCATGGAACTTTGCTGTCAAGCGCGCTGTGCTTGCTGCCAACGAAGAGACTCCCGCGTGGGGGTTTGGCTCTAAGTTCCCATTGCCTGCAGACAATCTACGTTTGCTGGAAATCGACAAACTGTCGACCGAAGAATACCAAGTCGAGTCAGGCCACGTCTTATGTAATGAGTCTGTGCTCTACATTCGCTACATCCGTCGGGTCACAGACCCCAACGAGTACGATTACGCGTTCATTGACACGGTTGCTTGCCGCCTAGCCTTCGAGCTGTGCGAGGCGTTGACACAGAGCAACACCAAAAAAGAACAGATGTTCCAAGAATACGATGACGCGCTTACCCGCGCCAAGCGTGTTGATGGTCAAGAAAATCCACCCACAGTCTACGAAGAAGACGACTGGATCAAAGTGAGGTACTGACATGGCCAAGGCCAGTATTGCTCAACGCTCCTTCAATGCGGGTGAGCTGTCACCTCAGCTCAAGGGTCGCACCGACCTTGAAAAGTACGGCAACGGCTGCGACGAGATGATCAATTTCTTGCCGCAGATTCATGGTCCTGCCCGCAAGCGCCCCGGTACAAGATTTGTTGAAGAAGTCAAAGACTCCTCCAAGTTCCATCGCCTCATCCCATTCGAGTTCAGCACCGAACAGGCGTATGTGTTGGAGTTTGGCGAAAACACGTTGCGGTTCTACGCAAACGGCGGTATTGTTCTTTCAGGTGGCACCCCCTATGAAATCTCTACCCCGTATGATTCGGACGACCTGGCGGCTTTGGACTTCGCGCAGTCTGCTGATGTGGTATACATTGCGCATCCAGATTATCCTCCTTACAAGCTCTCGCGCTTCGGGCCGACGAACTGGACGCTAAACGCTGTTAGCTTCAACTGGCCACCGTTCAATGACGAAAACACCGAGGCGACCACGCTGACTGCTTCGGCAGTCACTGGCAACATCACCGTCACGGCCTCAGCAAACCTGTTTGTCGCAGAAGACGTTGGCTCGTTTTTCAAGATTGCCGAGGTGCTGGCCTCCAAGCATGACCAGTGGGAACCCGGCAAGTCGGTCAGCTCGGGCAACACCCGCTGGTACGACGGCAACCTATATCAGGCCACCAGCACGGGTACCACGGGCGGTCGGCCACCGATCCACACCGAGGGCACCGAGTCTGACGGCGTGGTCACATGGCAGTTCTTGCACGACGGGGCTGGTTACTTCCAAGTTACCGCATTTACCAGCGCGACTCAGGTCAGCGCGACGGTTGTGCGACGTCTGCCCACCACATCGGCCACCAAAAAGTGGTCTGAGGGTGCTTGGTCTGCCCGTCGAGGCTACCCTGGGTCTGTGACGTTCTACGAAGATCGCCTGTGGTTCGCCGGGTCCAACAGCCGACCCCAAACCCTGTGGGCTTCGACCAGCGGCGACTACGAAAACCACCAGTACGGCACCAACGACGACGACGCGTTGAACTACACGATCAACACGCAGGACATGAACACGATTGAGTGGCTCAGTCCTGGCAAAGTGTTGGCCGTGGGCACCGCCAACGGTGAGTTCACCCTGAGTGCCACGCAGATTAGCGACCCTGTGACGCCCACCAACGTGCGAATCGTGCCTCAGACCACCTTTGGTGCGGCCGAAAACGTGCGGCCGCTGCGCATTGGCAACGTGATCATCTTTTTGCAGCGTGCCAAGCGCAAAATGCGTGAGTACGTCTACAACTTCCAAACCGACTCTTACGTGGCGCCCAACCTAAACGTGTTGGCCGAGCACATCACCGGCACCGGTGTGGTTGACATGGCCTACCAGCAGGAACCGTACCAGATTGTCTGGGCCGCGTGCAGCTGCGGCACCCTGATCGGCATGACCTACGAGCGCGAAGAAGAGGTTGTCGGTTGGCACCGCCACACCTTGGACGGTTTTGTCGAGTCGGTGGCCACCATCCCTCGCTGGGACGGTGAGGACGACGTCTTGTTCATGATTGTGCGCCGCACGATCGATGGTGAGACTAAACGCCACGTCGAGTACATGGAAAAATACTACGACGATGAGCGCTCATTCTACGTTGACTCAGGTTTGACCTATGACGGCACACCTGTGAGCAGTTTGAGCGGTCTAGGTCACCTTGAGGGCAAGAATGTTGCCGTTCTGGTCGACGGCGCCGTGCACCCGAATGTCACGGTCGAAGACGGTGAGATTACGCTGCAATACAGCGGCTCTTTCATCAACGTGGGCCTGCCTTACACGGCTCGCCTGCGCACAATGCCCCTCGAGGCAGGTGCTGCTGACGGTGTGGCCATGGGCAAGACCATGCGGGTCAACAATATTGTCATGCGCTTCGACCGTACCGGCCCAGGTGTGTTCTACGGACCCGACGGCACCCGACTTGACGAGCTGCACCCACGCCGCACGACCGATTTGATGGATTCCCCGATTGCTCTGTTTACTGGCAACACCCCGGCGCTGCCGTGGCCCGGTGAATATCAGCAATCACCCCAGTTGGCTGTTGAACATCGTCTACCAACTCCGTGTACACTTGTGGCATTGATGCCTCAACTGCACACCTATGATCGTTAGACCTTGGCAACTCGGAGACACTGACAAGTTAAAGCTGCAGCCCGCTCAAGAGTACATGAGGGGCTGGAACATCTTGTCAGCAGACCTCACGGACCTGTCAGAAGCAGGTTTGGCATGGGTCGCTGAGCACGATGGGGTGATTTTAGGGATTGCAGGATTGGCTCCACAGTGGGAGAATCGGGCATTGGCGTGGGCACTGATTTCGGATGCGGCCGGACCGCACTTCCGTAAATTTCACGGAGCTGTTTTGAGGTTCTTAGAAGCCTCAGACTTCCGCAGAATCGAGGCCAACGTCGATGTCGGGTTTGAGGCTGGTGAGCGATGGATGAAGCTCTTGGGCTTTGAGTATGAAGGGTACCTGACGGCATTTCGACCCGATGGGGCTGACATGTTGATGTACGCGAGGATCAAATAATGGCTTTTTTAGCTCCTTTGGCTTTTGGTAGTGCTGCGGCAGGTGGTGCGGCTGCTACTGCTGGTCTTTTTGGCGCAGGTGGCTCTTTCGCCATTGGTCAAACACTGGCAACCATCGGCACCGGTCTAGGTGTCGCAGGCGCAATTCGTGCCGGTCAAGCCGCTTCGATGGCGGGCCAGTACAACGCCGAATCTGCCCGCATGGAAGGCGCGGTTCGTGAAGCAGCCCAGCGCCAGCAAGCCAGTCGACAGATTGGCGCTATTCGTGCAGGCATCTCTAAATCTGGGGCCACAGCAGAGGGCACACCTCTGATGGTGCTGGCCGAGTCTGCAGCCAATGCCGAAATCGACGCACTTAACACTCGTTTTACGGCCGGCCGTGAGGCAACACTCTCTACAATGCGTGGTCAAGAAGGTCGCCGTGCGGCCTATTGGAGCGCAGGCACATCTTTGTTGACCGGCTTGAGCCGAGTCGTTTAAGGACCATCATGGCGAAACTTCCCATCTACCAACAACAGACAAAGCCTCAAGCAGGCCGTGCTGACGCATCCATGTTTGGCGCAGCGACTGGCCAAGCCATGGCACAGGCCGGCTCGGTGCTGCAAGACATCGGTGTGACCATGAAGCGCCGTGAGGACGTGATCGACCGCACCGTGCGCGCCCGTGATTTCGATGCGTTTGCTCGTGAATCGTTGACGGCCCTCGAGACACAAGACCTGGCTCGCAAGGACACTGTTGATCAGTACAGCCAAGGGCTGCGTGCCAAGATGGACGAGCTGATGGCTGGTCACGCTGGTACTGCCAGCAGCAAGGCCGAGTTCCGCAATCAACTTGAGAACCAAGTTTCTCAGTACGAACAGGGCGCCCGAGCAGCTCAAGTCAAAGCGCAGCACACGATGCTGGGCACCATGATCGAGCAGCGCACCAACGAGCTGGCAATCGATGCCGGTTTTGCACCCGACATGCTTGGTGAAATTTTTACCCAGCTTGATGCCGATATTGACCAGTTCAGCGACGCCTTGCCTGCGGAAATGGTGCAGCAGTACAAGAACTCTGGTCGCAGTGCGATTGCTGCCAGCTCGATCGAGCGGCTAATGGCCAATGGTCAAATTGACGCCGCAGAGGCTGTGCTTAAAAATCCAGAGATTGGTAAGTTTGTCAACCCTGACGCGAGTCGCAAATTCACCATAAAGATCGGTGCCGAGCAAGGTAAACGAGCCGAGCGACAACAGCAAATCGAAGCCAGAATTGCCCGCATGAAAATCGTCATGCCCAACATGACACCCGAGCAAGAGCAGGTTATCCGAAATATGCCTCCGAAAAGCGAGCGCACGCCATTCGACGACATTGCTGAATGGAGCATGCTCAATCCTGGCAAACCCGTACCGCAGTCTTACATCGACCAAGCTTACGGTTTCACCAACAGCGGCATCGGTTCAAACTGGGGCAACAGCATCGATGGTCGCGCCTACAGCACGCTGGAAAACCTTGCCACTCGTTATTCGATGGGCATGACGACACCTGAAGAAGACCGTCAATGGCAAATCGCCACCGATATTCTAGGCCGGTCCAAACAAACCACTGATGTCATGGGTAAGCCTGTGACTATTGCCGGCAGCTTGCCCAGTTTCGTGACTCAAGCAAATCAAATGCGTCGAGGTGCGCCTCCAGCTGTAGTACCGCCCGCACCCGCAATGCCTCCCGTTGGCGCACCCGCGATGCCCGCAGCACCTATGGGAGGCGGCGGTGGACAAGTCGACAACTCGTTCATTGACTCGCAGGGTCGTCTTGACTTTAACGCAATACCACCCGATGCTCAGCCCGCTGCTGCACCCGGTGGCCGCGTCTACGAGAGCGCTCAGGCTTCAGGCGGTGCTGGCTTGACTGCAAGCATGTCGGCCATGGAGCTGGCACCGTTTATCACTGGTCCTGCTGCCAAATTGATCGCGCAACCAGCTGGCGCCATACCTGGCCGTCCCTTTGACGTAGACCCACGGTATCGTGAAGCTCAGACTCGCATGAACGTGATTCACGACCGTGCCAGTAATGCATTGCGCCCTGAAGGCAAGATTGCAGACCAGTACCGTCAGGAACTGAACAAGATCACATCGCTGCGCGGTCAAGTTTTCGACAACGAGGAAAACTACTACCAGCACGTCACAGCTCTTGACCAAAACTGGCGCAAAATGGTCAAAGAGCTGGATAAAATTGCTTCTGGTGAAGTGGTTTCGAGCGCCACCGGTGCGCGAGAAGCTGCTGATCTGGCAAACGATTTGAGGTTCATCATCCGCGAGTTCAACGTGCCACAGGTTCGTGTTTATACTCGGGAGCAGCTTGAGAAGTTACCACCCGGCACGCCGGTGTTCATCGGTAACAGCTTTAAGCCCAATTACAGGAAGTAACGATGGACGAGCAAAACAACCCCGAGGCGCCTTTCAGAGCAGAGTTGGGGTTTAACCTCGACAACCAGCCTCTGCCGGATGGTGGCGGTGGTGGCGGTGCTGAAGATTTTTCTGACCTGTTGGTTAGTCCTGAGTCTGCGCCACAGCAGGTTTCCGAAGACCTGTCGGACCTGTTAGCACAACCACTGCCACCCACTGCTGCTGAAAAAGCCGGTGCGTTTATCGAGGCAGGTGCCAAAGAGGCCACACCTATGGCCGCAGGCTTGACCGCTGCTATCGGTGCTGCCAAATTGACCGCCCCCACATTAAACCCGTGGATCGTGGGCGGCTCTTTTGTCACAGCAGGCGTTGCTGGTTACTACGGTGCCAAGAAAGCTATGGAGCCAATGGGCTTGCGCTCACCCGAGCAGATGCGCCCCGAGTTGCGCCCCTATGCTTACGGCGGCGAGTCGTTTATCACCGGCGCTTCGATGCTCTATGCAGGTCCTGGGCAAATGGCTATGTCGGGCCTGCGCTTGACAGAAGGCACCATTGGTACTTTCCTGAACCGTGCCGCCACCATGACTGCAACCAAGCCTGTCACATCGACCGTGGCTGAGATTGGCGCACTGGGGTCTGCTGCTACGGGTGCCGGGTTTGCAGAATATGTCGCACCGGGTGACTTGGGTCTGCGCATGGGCACCGAGCTTACGATGGGTTTTCTCAACCCTGCCCGCATTGCTGTCAGCGCTTGGGATTCATCTGTCAGCCTGTTTAATACTGTCAAAGGGTCGATTGGCACACAGGCTGTCGAGAACCGTGCGTGGAACTGGATTTCGGATCATTTGGAAATAGCCGGTGAAGACCCCAAGCTGTTCATCGAAATGATCAATCGCAACAAGATCATTGACCCGAAGACGGCAACGGCTGCTCAAATCACAGGATCACCAACTGCTGCTGCCATTGAGGCATACCTTGCCAAGTCAAGCGACAATTTTAAAACTCAGGCTGCAAGTAAGCTTCAGACCAGCTTTGATGCGGTCAGAAGCATGATTGTGGCGCTAGAAGGCACAGCTACACCTGATGGTCTAGAAGCTGCTGCCAAGTTGCGCAATATCTATTACAACAACCTCATCAACGCTCGCGTCAACCGGGCCAACAATGACGCTGTTGCCAAAATCGAACAGCTGCGCGGCAAGTCGAGAGAAATCAGTTCTTCTGATTTGAGCCGTGTGGTGCGTGAAGCCCTTGAGGACTCTTTGACCCAGAGCCGCGCTGTTGAGTCCGAAATGTGGAACAACGTCAAGATTGAGGGCAGCTTCGGCACCCAGAATCTGGCAAAGGCTGTTGATGAGATTTTCGGCACATCTGCTGCTGAACTCAAGGCTCAAAAGATTCCCCGTGAAGTGCTTCAGCTGCTTGAGCGTGGCAATGCTGCCGGTCGCCCAGGTATCGAGCTTGATCCATCCTCGTTGATCATCAAGCTCAACGATGCTGGTGCCAGCAAGCCGATTACTTACACCGATCTTAAAGATTTCCGTGGCTGGCTGCTCGAGAAGAGCCGGGCTGCTGTAGTCGCAGGTAACAGTGGTGAAGCTCGCCGCATGGGTCAGCTTGCTGAAGCTATTCTTGACGACATGGACGCAGTCATGGCTACCGCAGGCAACCGTGCCTACGATGACGCCCGTGCATTCACCCGCAACCTCAACGACGTGTTCACCCGCAGCTATGCAGGCAAAGCACTGAGCCAAGGTCGCTATGGTGATCGCATTCCTCCCGAGGTGCTGCTGCGTAACGCAACAGCTGGCGCTGACGAGGCAGCGTCGCTCAAGCTCGAGGAACTGAACCGAGCCACTTCGTTCTTGGATCAGTACAACATCGGCGGTGTTCGTACTGCCGAGAACATTCGCTTGGCCAACGACGCGCAAGAAACCTACGTGCGCCAGCTGGCTACTGCGGGTCTTGATGAAAAAACAGGCAAGGTTACGGCCGAGCGCCTGAAGAAGTTTGCCGACAGCCACAAAGAGCTGCTGGCACGTTTCCCCGGCGTCAAAGCTCAGATTGATGCGGCAATGACCAGCTCTGAAGCGTTGGACAAATGGCAACGTGCCGCTGACGATCTGCGCGGCATTGTCAAAACCCGCCCGATCACCAAGATTCTGGGCAGCGATCCTGTCACCGTGTCTCGTCAGGCTATCTTGTCATCCAAGCGTGAAAAAGACATTGCCGAGCTGGCCAACTTCGCAAGACGTGGTGGTACAGATCGCCGTGGTGTCATGACCGTCACACCGGATCAAGCAATGGGCGACCTGCGCTACTCCATGCTCCAAGGTGCTGTCAACCTGTCCATGCGCCCTGTGGCCAACACGGGTCCGGTGCTCGACATGGGTCGTTTCCGTGCGGTCATGTTCGACCCACCAGCGCCAGGTCAGAAATCGCTTGCTGACATTCTTGTCGAGCAAAAGATATTCCCCAAGGATCACATCGACCGCATGCGCGACTTGGTCAACGCTGCTGAGACGCTGTCTCGCTCGACCAAGCCTGCCAACGCGATCACGATTAAAGAGACGATTGTCGAGCGCCTTGCCCGAACAGGTACGCGCTTCATCGGCTCGTTGGGCGGTGCGGCAGCACGTCAAGTATCGGGCGGTCCCGGCAGTCTGATCATGGCTGCAGAATCGGCCAGTTTGTCGCAAGACATCCTGCTCAGAATCCCTGCTGCCAACACCATGGCCATGGTTGAAAAACTGATGGCTGATCCTGAAATGCTCAAAATCGTATCTTCTCGTGCAATGACTCCTGCTCAACAGCAAATTCAGGCTGGCAGATTCCACGCATGGGCGATACAATCAGGTCTGACTGGCGGCATGGAAGCTCTTGCTCCAACCTATGAGCAGGAACCCGAAGCCCCAGAACTATTCACCCAACCCCGTTGAGGACTGACCCATGACGATCAGTAGCACGCAAACCCGAATCTCGTACAACGGCAACGGGGCGACAGTCGAGTTTGCTTTCCCTTACCTGTTCCTTGCAGCCGCTGACCTTGAGGTGCGCCTCGTAGCCGCCAACGGCGCTGTGACCCTACTGACCTTGAACACCGACTACACCGTCACCGGTGTGGGCGATGACAACGGCGGCGAGGTGACACTAAACACCGCCCCTGCTGTCGGCACACGCCTCGTGATCAACCGGGTCATGGACCTAGTGCAAGAGATCGACTACATCACTGGCGACCCGTTCCCGGCCCAGACG